CGCTTCCGCTTCCGTAGGCACGTATTTGCGAAGCAAATCCCGTTGCATTGCGGGAAACTGCGTGCCGGTAAAACCTTCGCCCACCAGCACTTCAGCGGCGGTTGCAGGCGAACCAGGCAGCACTTCCCTAGCGTTGCGAAGCGCCGTAACCGCTTCAGGAAGACGCCCTTCCATAGCGGGTATCAGCATGTTGGCGGTAGGCGTGAAGGGCGCGCGAACTGTTTCCGCGGCGCGCGCCAGCATGTTTACACCCCGCGCGCCAAGGTTAACCGCGCCGGAAACCAACGGAGATACCGGGTCAAGCACGGCTTGCGCGCCGCGCAGCGCCGCTGCCGTCTTGCCATACTTCGCCGCAGCCGCTGCTTCCCTAATTGGCGTAATCGCTGCCGCCGCACTTGGCGCGGCCAGACCGCCAATCAAGCCGCCAATCATACGCCCGCTTCTTACGTCCGCATTTTTTGCTTCTCCAAACAGATAATCCGCTACGTCACTGGATTTAATCGGGTTGTCTACCGCTAGACTGAGCACATCCCCCGGCATACCAAGAACTGATGAAGGCACGCCCTGCGCCGCCCCAATGCCGATATCCTTGTACCGCGTGCCCAGCTCCGATATCGTCGGTACGGGAAGATTGCTGATGTCCGCCGGGCGTGTGAACGCCTCGCGCATACGGCCGCTTCGGCCTTGTGGGATAGCGTCTCGTTTGGCCTCGCGCGCCGGGGCAGCGGTAACAACAGGATCATTAGCCCAAAAATCGCCCGCGTCAGTTTTTGCGGGCGTGGGGCTTTTGAATACCGGATCGTTTTCCCAGAACTCAGCCATTAGCGTTTCGTCCTTTGTTCCCCGTTAGGCGCAGTGTACACTGAACCGGAGGGCAAGGCATCGTATTCAGTCTTGCTAATGCCGCGTCCCGTGCTTTCTGTTCCCTGTGTAGCCGCCGAGGTCATATTTGAACCAGCGCCGCCTTGCGCCATGGTGCGTGCGCGGGCCACACCTTTTCGGACAATGTCTTCAAAATCACGGGCCGCGCGGACAAATTCAACTTCGCTTTGAGCCAAATTCATACGGTTAAGCGCAGCCGTTGCTTTTTCGCCTTCTTTCTGGTCAATCGCGCCGCCGCCACGGAGCATGTTATATGCATCCAAGAATGTGCTGCCCTTAACTTGATCAAGCCGCTTTTCAAAATCTGAACGCGAAGTTCCGGCGATAGGTTGGCTCATTAACATCTTCTCAAAACTTACGCCAACAGCGGACTCAAAACCGGGGTGCGCGCGTTTAGCGTCTTTGGCGTATACAATGCGGCCTTTGGCGTCCACTTGTGCGCCGCCAATAAGACCTTCAATATTTTTAAGCGTTTGCTCGGCCGCGTCTTCAAGTTGCGGAAGACTGGCCTGTATTTTCTCTTGCTGCGCAATTTCCAAATCTTGGCGTTTTTCTAGACCGCGCTGCTGCAATTTACGTTGCGCTGCGTCTTGCTGCGCCTGTTGAAAAGCCGACAGCGCAGGCGCGGCTTGCGGCGGCGCGATCATCATTGAAGCAGGCGGCATGGCAAGCGCGTTACCCTGTTGGGCAGGCTGCGGGCCTGCAAGCGCGTTCAGGACCGGCGCAACCGGAAGGCCGACGTTGGCCGGGATGCCAGAGCTGGACGCAAACCCCGGCGAGCGCATCATGGCGGGCGCGTTAGCGCCACCTTCATATGCGGCCATAAACTTCTGCGCGTACTGCGGGACGGTCGTTCCCAGCACGTCCGAAGCGTTGCCAGCCTTCGCAAGCGGGCGACCGGAAAACCACACAGACGCGGCGTCAACTGGGTTGCCGTATTTGGCGACGCTCTTGCCAAAATACGTCTCAAACACTCTTTCTTGCGCTTCAGGGCTGGCCAAGAACTCAGACGGCGTCATGCTGCGGCCAAGGGCTTCCTTGGTCCACGAAGGGATGTTTGCGCCCATGACCTGGTACTTGCCGAATGCGCGGTCGCCACGATTTGTGACCGGCCCAAGAGCGTCGTATCTGCCGCCGCTCTCAATGCCCGCAATGGCCTGTTTAGCCCGGTCCATGTCAAAACCAGCGGGTGCCGCTGCCGCGCCTGCACGGCCTGTGGGAGCGGCCGCGCCCGGCATTGCCGAAGCGCCAACGCCGCCACCCACGGGAGCGCCAACGCCCGCTTCGCGGAGCGGGGTAAAAGTTCCTGTTTCGGGGGTTACAGCTACCGGAACACCATCAAACATCTGATACTGCGGCTTGGCCGCGTCCAGAAGCTGGGTCGTGGTGCTCATCCCACGGCGGACGGCGTCGGGGCTGTATTGGCGCGGAAAGACAGCCTGCAAGTCTGGCGGAAGCAAAGCTATGAGCCTGCCATACGCCGCCGGGCGCTGGTCCTCCGGCTGCGCGTCAACCATACGCAGGTTGTCACGAAATTCTTGACCGTGTCTGGAGATAAGCTCGCGATTTTTAAGCGCCATTTCAGCAATTGAGACTTGCGTCTGCCGCTGCAAGCTTTCATTTTGCCGCGCTGCGGTTCCAGCTTTCAAAGCTGCGTCTAAGCCGCCGAGCATGCCCGCCGTTCGAATACCTTGTGGCGAAGTCGGGTCAAAATCAGGCCGCGCAAACGCCTGCCGCAACTCAGCGTCGCGCGCCGCCTCTTGCTGCATCAGTTGCGTTTTCATGGCGTTTGATTGCATCTGCTGGCCCTGCGCCGCCAGCGCCAAAAGGTTGGGCGCTTGGAACTGCTGGACCTGTGAAGCGAGCGAATAATCGGCCATGTCGTTAACCCCTTGCGCCCAGCATCGGCGCACCTGACGCTGCGCGTTGCGCCATCGCGTTGTAGTAGTCAGTCTGCGCGTTCAGGTACGGCATCTGCGCGTACATGCTCGCGCCTTGGCCAAGCGCGTTTGTCAAAGCGTTGCCCATGCCGACGTACCCAGACGCGCGGGCCTGACCCATGTTGCCGTAGCTCTGCGCCAAGCCCTGCCCAGTCTGTCCTGCGGCGTTTGACAATGTAGTGGCTGCGGTCTGACCGGACCCCATCATGCTCTGCAAAGGATTTAGACGCGCGGCGCGTTCGGTCTGGTACCGGTTAAAAGCGTTGTTGTATTCTTGGCTCGCCATGCCCTGCCCGTAGTCCGTGATGCCTTTCAGCGTCGAACCAGACGACAGCAAGCCTTTTGCAGCGGCAGACCGCTCCAGCCCCTTCATGCCTTCCGACATGCGGAAGGCGTAACCTGGATCAGCTTGAAACTGGTCCATGCCAAAAGCTTTTGTTGCTGAACCGTAATCCGCCGCCCCAGCGTTGCCGCCCTGTAGGCCAAGCAGCGTAAGAAGCTGGTTCTGCGATGCGATACCGCCTTGGCGAAAAGGTTCCTGAAGTTCAACCTGCTTGTTGAACATCTCGCGCTGAACATCTGCGCTCTGCCGCGCGGCCTGCTCCTGCGCGTCAGCGGCACTAGAAGAGGCAAACGCCGAGCCTGCGGCCCCGAGAGCGCCTGCGCCGAGAATTGCAGCAGCGGTACCTATCGCCATTAGCGTAGTCCTTTAGCAAACGTGCGTTCCATAGGCCGAAACCCGGCGCGACGGTAGAATTTGCTGACTCGGTCAACGTTTTCGTCGTCAAGCGCGATCATAAACATGACTGTGGCGTTCTTGCTGGCGGCCCATCGTTCAATTTCTTTGAACATCATCTGCCCCGCTCCGCTGCCCCGCGCTTCCGGGGTAAGCCACCACCAAAGCTCTTGCACGATCATATGGTTCGGACGGAAGTATAGCGGATATGCTATCGCGCTGCAAATGCCCACTGGCAAACCGTCGCGTTCGGCTATCCACATGCCGATGTTTGGGTTCTGCATCGCCCCGGTAACAAACGTTGCCGTCGCTTGTGGGTCTTCGCCAACCAAAGCGCCAAGCGGAGACGCGCTGATAAACGCCTCGCCCATGAATGTGTACGCGGCCAAATCGTCAATGGTTGCCGGGCGCACAACAATTGTCACAGGGTCAAAACTCCGAGGTCCGTCAACGACGCCATGTCGGCTTCGGTCAGGCCGTGCTCGGCTAGGAACAGTTCGTAGTCGGTCACGGCAACACATCTGGCGGCAGGTTAGGATCGGTGAACGTTTGCGTCGCGGGGTCGTAAATAAACCCCGTGGAGACGTAATAGTCATTCGGCAGCACGATAGCCGTTGTGCCAACCGGGGCGGTACAGGTGTTGTCCCACACGATCAGGTTCACAACAACATTAGCCGAATTGATAAGCGCCGCTTTCATCAGGTGTACTCCCAAATACGGATCATACCTTGAAACCCTACGCCGCCAGAGTTACCGTTAGTGACGCCGCCCGCGCCGCCGCCGCCGTACCCCGTTGCAGCGGACCCTACGCCTGCGCCCGCACGCCCCGCAGCGCCGCCGCCAAAATAACTGGAACCGCCATTTCCGCCGGTAGACGTTGAACCTGCAAGCGCGGAGCTTGCGCCACCTTGCCCAACCATATTCAGATCGCCATTCGTGGCCGTTCCGCCAGCGCCGCCGTTTGTGATCAGTACACCGCCTACGCCGCCGCCGCCGGTAATTGTGGTCGCGCCGACAACAAAGGTCGTATCGCCGCCGTTACCGCCTGTGGCGGCCGAGGCCGAGGTGCCGCCCGCGCCGATGGTGTACGCATAGGGTGTGCTGGCGGTAACGGTGAATAGTTTTGCCGCCGTGCCCGCGCCGCCCCCACCGCCCGCACCTGAGTTTAAGCCGGACCCGGAGCCGCCAGCGCCGCCGCCGCCACCGCCCACCGCCTCAACGTATATGGACGTACAATTGGCAGGCGTTGTGTAACTGGTTCCAGAGGTCAGGATCTGCGGCGCGCGAAGCAGTCGTCCGCTGTTGGCCGAAGACGCCCACGTCGTGCCGTTGCTGGCCAGCACATTACCAGACGTGCCCGGCGCGATAAGCTGGACCGCGCTCGTGCCGTTGCCCAAAAGGACATTGTTAAGCGTTAGCGTGCTGCGGCCAGTGCCGCCGTCTGCCGCGCTGATGGCCGTCACAAGGTTAGAGACGGACCCACCGTAAACGATATTGTTCATAAGCTGGAACGTGGTGCCGTCGTACTGCACCAAGGCCAGCTTGCCAACTTGGATGTCACCCGCCGACAAGGCCACGGTGCCGTTTTTGGTAATTGACTTTGTCGCCAAGCCGTTAATGCTGAGCGTTGCCGCCGCCGTGTTGGTGTTAGCCGCAACAAAGCTGTACATCGCGCCAGCCGCGTAGGCGGTGATGGCCGGGGTGGCGTTAGCCGCGATGGCATTTGTGCCGGTGACGCTGCTCAACAGTGAGTTGATGCTGTAGGGGTCGTTGATGGCCGGGAGGCCGTCGTAGGTGCCAACCAGCACGTTGACCGAGGTCTGGACGATGAACTTGTAGAGCGTACCAGCCGTTAACCAAATCTCGTTGGGCGTGCGCCCGGCAGCGTCCAAAATGATCGGGTTCGTGTTGGCGACCGCGCCGGTCGAGGTTGTGTAGGTTGCCAGCGGCGTGGTCGTGCCCGCCGCGTAGGTGTAGACCTTGCCGCCGGTCAGCGGGTTGCCGTTGTCGTCGAAGAACTGCGCTCCAGCGCCGGCAAAGGATGACAAATTGTAAGAGGTCATGTGTCCGTCCTATGCTATCTGGGTTACGTTCAGAAGGATGCTGGCGGCAGACGGCGCGGTTATGGTCGTGTTAGCAGCAATCGTACGAAGCTGCGCTACCCCGCCAAAGGAATTACCGTAAAATTCTATATACGCTGCGGCCGGAAGTTGCAACGTAAGGTCAAGGGTGTGGGTGCTGTACGCTTCCGCGCTGCCACCCGGTCCGAACACGGTGACGTAGCGCAGGGAGCCTGGCACGTCCACGCCGCTGACGCGCACCCACAGGGCGAGGGTGTACGCCGTCGTAGTGTTGAGGTTGTAGAGCTGGAACGAGGCGTTGATGGAGTACAGCCCGGCGTTGGCGACCGTCACCTGCGACGATGCCACCGACACGCCGCTGCTCAGCGCGGTGTCCGTGATGGACACCCGCGTGGTGGTGTTCGACACCCACGTCGTCGTCTCAAACCCGCTGAACGTCCCGTAGGCAAACGAGGTCAGCCGCACGATCTGCTCGTAGACGAAGTTGAAAAACCGAAACCACTCGCGGGTGATGATCCCGCCTTCCTTCTCGGTTATCGGGACGCGCGGTGCCGGGATCTGGCTGTCGTTAAGCATTGGTGCCGCTCGCGATCAGCTCCGCGCCCATGATGTAGATCGGCACCGGGTCCGTACCGGATATCTCGTACACGCGGTCGCGGATCTTCAGCGTCATGCCCAGCCTGCGCCAGAACACGCGCTTGCCGTACGCGCCAATGGCCCCCATCGAGGACCAACGCTCGCGGCTCCAGGTATGCCCTCCGTCGTCCGAGAAGCGCATCATGACCTGCGGGTCGCTGCCCTGCCCGCTGTTGAGGCCCACGCCCGACTCGCAGTCGAGCTGCAACGTGTGGTTAGCCACACGCTTGAGGTTGTTCTGGCCGGTTGGCAGCGCCCGCCACGAGCGCAGCCACCGCTGCGTCTGGTCGTCGTCGGCGTAGAGCGTCAGATCGTAGGCGTAGAGCTTGCCGTTCTGGTAGTCGCCCACGATGGTCTCGTCGCTGAAGAACATCTGCGCGGCCGCGCGCTGGCGGGTGAAGGCCCCATCGTTGAAGCCCGCCCGCTCATGCCACGCCTGTGTAGCTACATCGTAGACCCACGTCGCGTTGGCGGACGGGAACGACAGCACGTAGAAGGCGTGGCCGTCCTGCTGGTAGGTGTAGGCCGTGGCGTCAGCGATGTTCTCGTACTGCTGGATCTGCCACTCAACCGCGTGCGTGCTGACGCGCACGCCCGTGTAGCCGTTGGCGCGGTAGACGATGCCCTTGCCGCGCGCGTCAGCGCCCAGCCAGAACAGGGCGTTGTCAAGCTTGGCGACCGAGAACGTCGCAGCGCAACCGATCTCGTTGAACGCGCCTTGGATGCGCTGAAGCGGGAACGCCGCCGCGCCGGAATTGTACCAGACCTCGACCGAGTTGGTGCCGAAAAGCCACACTTCGGAGTGATCCACAATTGACGAAATCAGGCCGTCCGGGTCGCCTTCGGCGCTGGCGAAGTCCAGCGGATCAATTGACGTGCCATCCAGAAGCTGCGTGACCCACACCTTCTGGCTGTTGGGTTCGATGAAGACGAAGTAGCCGCTCAGATACGAGACGGTCAGCGCGCCGGGAAAGTCCGGGTCGGTAATGGCTCCGAACGCCAGCGTGCTGTTGTTGTAGATGTAGCTGGGGCCACCGCACGCGATGAAGAGCTGGATGCCGTTGTCGGCCATCGACACCGGACCGTCGTTGGCAACCGTGCCGAGCAGCACGGTGTTGTACGCCGGGTCCATGCGGTAGAGTTCGTTGCCCGACACGACGTAGGCGAAGTTGCCGTAGGCGTGCAGTCCTCTGATAGGACCAAGGCCCACCGTCACCAGCCGACGCAGGCCGGGCGCACGCTGGAGGAACGCCGCCTGCTTGCCGCCTTCGGGTACGATCTCTGGAAATAGATTGACCATACGGTTGTCCGCAGCGTTGACGCTGCGGGCTACGTACGCAGAGCCAAGGATGGGCGTCTGCATTAGTAGTTTCCTGCAAAAATATTGTAGCGCTGTCTCGTTCCGACGATGCTGTAGGGCAGCGACATGATGTCGTCAGGGTTGTTGATGCGCTTCAGGTTGCGCTTGGACGTCATCGCAATGCGCGACACCGTAGGCGGCGGCTCGATGCCGAACTCCGGGGCGAACTCGCAAGCCAGATTGTAGCGGAACGCGCGGAGGTAGCCCGGCGGGAAGGTCAGCGCGGTAGCCAGCAGCGCCGGCTGCGTCAGCTCCTCAACCGAGACGAAATGCCACTCCAGCGTCTTGGTCGGCACCGGGTAGATGTACATCTCAACGTCAGGGTAGGTCATGTTGACCCAGATCACCTGCGGGTAGGTGCTGGTCACAGTCTTGACGGCAATGCCGTTGTACTGCTGCTGGTTGAGGATCTTGATGCCGTAGGAGATGCCGTTGGCCGGGTCTTTAAAGTAGGTTGAGTCGTCCAGCAGGATTGGACGGTTGCCGACAAAGTCTCCGGTCGGCCCCAGCGTGCGCGAGATGAAGCCAGGCAGCCAACTGAACACCTGGTCCTGCGTGCAGAACACGCAGAGCCGCTCTGTGTTCCACGAGTCAATCATCTGGTTGAGCGCGTTCAACGCATCCTGCGACGTGGCCGCAGACGGGGTTTCGCCTTCGGCTAGAACGCCGAGAAGACGAAGCGCGCCATTAATCTGATCGCCC